CGTATATTACGTATGCGGCGAGCTTTTTTGCCACTTATTGGTTTACATCTTTTTTAGGTTTGGCTGTAGCAGGTTCTGGAGCGTATGCTGTAGTTAAGGGTGTAGATCATGTTAAATCTGTTGGTGAATCAGTTTTTAATATAGTTAAGTATATTAAATTAAGGGTATGGGATCGACAAGATCATGATACCGCGAAGGCCGTTTTGGCTCGTGGTGCATGGAGGGAATTGGCAACAGCATTAGGCGTTATTGCGCTAACAAGTTATATTGTTTATGCTGTGCGAGAATCGCGTAAAAAGAAAAAGAAGAAGGGTCAAGAAGAAGGCTCTAAGTATAATGAATATTTTGATATGGCTTGTTTTGGGCTTAGTATGTCCTTAATTACTTTTGGTCGTTGGCGAGAGATTTGTGATGCTTTTTCTTCTTTCAAAGCTTGGTTTAATTCCACTGGATCAGTTGTTAACGGTGCTATTAACCTTGGTAATGCTTTTGGCATGAAGTCCGAGGTCGGAGGTGAGGTTTTTAGCACAATTCAGAAAATAAAGCTGCCGGAATTAGCGCCATGTAGAGTCGCTAAGTGCAATAATGTTAACCTTGGTGAAGGTTTTTGTGAGTATCATACGAGCAAAATGATACATACAAATTACACTGGAGTTGAAACTAAAAATGATAATAAATCTACTCAAAGAGAAGGTTTGTGGAGCTGGTATAAGGGCGTGACGTCTGACCAGCGTGCTGTTTTAAAAGTTTCAGATTGGATGTCCTCAAAGTATCCAGGTGTTTGCACTTGCCCTATGGAATGCAAAGACGATTATGCTGGTCATTATGAGAGTGTCATGCATCATCTAGAGACAGATCATCAGGTTAAGGATGGTTTTAAAATAGTTGGTGATGAAAATCTTTACTGTCAACTTATGATGAGTATGTCAAATGTTTTGACTGGTCAAACAGCTTTAGGTGATTCTATTGTTTGCACTGCGTATAATTTGTCGAAGAAGGAGAAAATTAGCGCTGCGAAGACGGTGGTACCACAAGATTTGATGCGTTCATCTTTGTGGGTGACTAATACTCAAAACACTTATGGGCCAGTTGTTATTGGTGTTTCATTGGTATTGGCAGGGGCTGTTTTGGCTGTTTTAGCTTATAGAAAGGTAAATAATAAAAAACCTCGTAAAGGGGGTAAAGAAGGTTATTTCGATACTAAAGGTAATTATTATTATACTGATTCTGACGAGACAGATGTTAGTAATAATGGCGATGATAGTAACGGTGATGATGATGATGAAGAGGAAGAGGATGACGATAGTGATCCTGATGATAATTTTCGTCGTACGGCTCCCGTTAGATGGGTCATTGCTAATCAAGATCAAAATGTTTATAAGGGACCTTCTCAGCCAAAACAAAAAGTTCAAATTGGGGACCTTTCAAAAGCGGCACAAGACTTTTTTAATCGAGATGGTTTAAAATCAAAGTTACCAATTGATGCTAAAGATTTTGAAAAAATTGAGACTTCTATTGCATGTCCTCATCGAGCTTTAGTTGGTAATTGTATTAATGATAAGTGTCGTTATAACCATGATATGAAATTGACTACTGTTGACAAACGCCGAGTTTTTCGTTTTGTTAAGAATAATGGCGTTGGGTGTCAGCTCATGGTTTGTACTATTCCCAATTGTCCTTTTAAGCATAAGTTGCAGAAACCAACAGAATCTAAACTTTATTGTGTTAATTTCAAGAAATTAGGAGCGTGTGTTGAAAATTGTCCATTGACGCATCCTGGTAGAGTATCCTTTAAGAAGGTTGATAAGAAGGAGAAGAAAGAAAAAAAAGAAGATATTGAAATTATAAATGAAGTTAATACAGGAGAGCCTCAGTTTAATATGGAATTAGTTCAACAAGTTAATGATTGTACTTTTGTTATCAGCTCTGATAAGAAAGCTGCTGACTATAATGGGTTCGCTTCGAATGGTGATAAAATTGTTTCAGTTGTGCATAATGAAGAGGAAACAAAAAAAGCCTTTTCATTTGTTGCATAGTGGGAATTATTATGAATTGAAGTTACCTACTATTATGTCCAAGAGTATATATGGTTACTTAATTAGTTATCCTATGCCGGATGTTGTTAAAACTTATTTAGCTGAAAAGAAGATTAAACCACTTGGTGGTTTATCAACTAAGACATGGGAGAGTTTCGCTGGTAAACATTATTTTATAGTTATGAAAACTCCTGATCATAAAATGACTGTTGGTAAAGTTCGTGCTACTCATACCCCTGAAGTTGGTTGGGGTACTGCTGCTTCAGACTTTGGCACTTGTGGATCAGCCTGGGTAACAGAGACCGGGTTGATTATGGGTGTGCATATTGTTGGTGATAAAACGAAGAACCAGAACGGTTGTCTTCGTTTAAACCAATAAGCAGCGAGAGGCCACGGGACACAAGTTTCTTGAATCACTATCCAGAATATATTAGAAATACGATAAAATTTCGTGATTTTTCTTCTTGTGCTCCCTCTGAGCTTTATGGCGAATTACTCGCTACTAAAAAGAATCGTCGTGGAAATAATTTGTTTCATTACTTAGGTAAAGTATCTATATTTCCTGGTAAAGAGGGTAAGTATATCCCACCTAAATTACATCCGTTAATTCGTGATTTTTCTTTAGAGCACTTTCCTGAGTTGTTCGAGGATGGGCAGCTCAAGGATTGTGCTTATGGGATGACTTATAATACAGCGCGTGGTGAGTATAATAGTACCTCAAAGTATGGTGAGGATTTACCCACCATGCGTTGGCGATCCCGAAAGCGTGCAACCATCATGCTCTCAGATTGTTTTGCCCAAATGGAGAGACAACCTATCTTGGATCTCGACTCAAGCATTTTATGGCTTGAGAAACAAACCTCCCCTGGTTACCCTTGGCGTAATGTGTATAGGACCAAAGCAGAAGTGTTGGGGTCTGATTATTGGCGCGCCTGGTACGTTTGGTGGGAAAGGCAAATATTTTCTGGGATGATGTTCATTAGCTTTTGGCGAGCGTTTATTAAAAAAGAGTGGAAAAAATTGACTGCAATATTTAGTTTTGAACCACGCACTATTCTTGCATCACCGATTGAACTAACTGTTCTTGGTAACCGATTGTTTGGGTGTCAGAATTCTTATATTGCTCAACTTGGATCGCATTTTCGTATTCCCTGTTGGGTTGGTAGTACAAAGTATAATTTAAATTGGGATAGAATGACGCGAGAGTTATCGCGTTTTCCTAATATGAATGATAGTGATGCCAAACATTTCGATGGTAATGTGCGTAAGTCAGCCTTTCTTTCTATAAAGCAAGTTAGAATGTCTTGGTTTAAAAAACCAGCATTGGTTAAGAAAGCTGTTGAATATTTTTATGTGCAGGTATGTCACACCATCCTTATTGGGTGGCATGGTGATGTATTTTCAAAAGCCCATGGCCAGCCCTCTGGCCAAATTAACACTCTTGTTGATAATTCACTTATTCATTTATTGTATTGGTTTTACTTTTGGTGTGAATTTGTTTGTAAAAATCTTGCTGATCTTGAGCCTACTTGGGCTTCTTTTAAGGCTCATGTTTGCATTTTTGTTCAAGGTGATGATGCCATTTATTCTTATTCTGATTATGTTAAGAAATTTTTTGCTGCGCCTTTTTTACGTGCAGCATTTTTGAAATTTGGTGTCATTTTAAAGCATAATCATGATGAGCCGCAAGGTTTTGATACGCTCGAGTTTTGTAGTATGGGATTTCTTAAGGCTGAAGGCCATTATTTTCCCACTCCTAAACGGTCTAAAATGTTAGCTAGTATATTTTATATTAAAAATATGGCTATTAATGCTAATAACCCTCGTGTGCTGTTGCGACGTCTTATTTCTTTAAGGATAGAGATTTTTTGGGATAAAAAATTGTTCAATATACTTGAGGAACTAATTCTCTATATCCTAAAAGAGTATGATGCTCTCTTACGTCAGCAACCGACAGGTCGTGATGGTGACGACATGTCGTATCAGCAAATTTTAGATACTATGCTTGGTGTTGAAGCAATACGTCTCCATTATATTTCGTTAGGTTTGTAATTAACTTTTCGTTTTTTGGAGTTAGTTATAGTTTTAATCCTACATTTATAGTTGAGATAGTTAGTGTTGGTTCCTGGGTAATTTTAATTCCAACCAAAAATGAATTTCTTTGGTTCTAATGTTTTTAAGCGATCTGATGAGGCCGATTTGACAAGCTTTGGAAAACGTTTAGATGATCGTAACAAGGCTTATATTCACTACCAAGAACAAAAACCCTTTAAGGGTGGTTATATGCGTGATCAGGAGATTGTTTCTATTGAGCACCCTGATTTTGTTGCTGATGCTCGTAATGAGCTTAAGCAGCATGCTGATGATATGGAGAGTGGTGGTGATCCTAGTTATAATGGTCGTATTAATCGTGCCTTTGAGGATCATTTTTTGGCTCCCATGGCTAATCGTCAGGCTACGTGGGAGGACTATACAGTTAAAACTCGTTATAAGGGTGCGCCAGCGATAACACGTACGGGCGCCCCAAAATCTTACACTATTATGCCAAATGGAAGACGTGGCCGCGGTCGTCGTGGTCGTGGAGGGCGACGCGCGCCTGCTCGAACTATTAAGAATGAGGTTAAACGTGAGGTTAAAAAGATTGTGCGAAAGCGCACTCAACCTATCGTCTCAAAGGCGATGGTTAGAGCTATTGGACGAGATGCTCAGGTTTTTCGTCGATATGGGCAGCGTGGAAGAACCCGGGTCATTACAGCACCAGTTGCTTCTGGAGGTATGTACCAAGGCTCTGCAATTCGTCTCAACCCTAGCCTTCGAGGTCGTTTAAATTGTGCACATGTTCGTACACGTGCCTACCTTGGGGCTATAAATAAAAATTCTGTTACTGGTAATACTTCGTGGGTTAGCAATATTGGTGATAATGGCGGTCAGTGGTATTTTATGCCGACTAACGCCAATTATTGGCAAAATTCATCGCCTATTGTTACAACCGCTCGTATGTATCAGTATTATTATCTTAATTCAGCTGCTATTGAGCTTGAGTCTTACCTTACGCCTGGTAATACTAATAACTTTAAGACTTATTTTGCATCTTTTCAGGACCCGAATTTGTATATTGAACAAACTTCTAGTTTGTCTTCTACAGCTCAAGTTGGCTCAGGTTTAATCCTTAGTTTACCTTTGAATTCTTGTTCGTTTCCAACTTGGGTCTCTCGTAAGCTCTGTGTTATACCACCCAAGTTTTTTCGTGGTGCTCGTTATGAGACCCGTACTTATGCTCTTAATGCTCCTCTTGATTTTACAAAAGCAGCCGAAAACAAGCAAGCTGTAGCTTTTGGTATTTGGATCACAATTGGTGGTCCAATACCTTTGGCTACTACGCCTATGTATGATGTCTTTATTATTATGGACTGTGATTTTTGTGAGATGGTGCCTACACAAAATTTTGATAATGAAGGGGGTATTACGCTAGGCAATACGCCTGTTGGCAGTGCTATCGCCACTATTAAGCATCAAGAGCGAGCTCTTTCAACGCAACTGGAGGAGCTCCACCGTAAGATGAATGAGTTTAAGCTTGTTCAAGATGATGAGCCGGAAGTTGTCAAAGTTGATAAAACCGACGTTGATACTTACATCCCTTTTTCTAAATACAAAGAGACGATGGTTAAGTATTCTCAGCAATCTGCTGATGATGATGTGAAGTCCGTTGGTTCTGGCAGATCTCGGAAGGGGTGACTACCCTGGTTCCAAAAATATTCTGTACCCGATATTCGGTACAATTTTGAGATAGACAATGTTCCTGTCTATTTTAATCCTAATGCTCC